AATAACTAAGATAGCAGATAGAAAAGGTATGGATTTCCATACAGTAAAGGGAGTATACACATCTAACCCAGCAGATTATAAAAATAATGTATGGGATAAAGGACATATGGCACCAGCAGCCGCGTTTACTGATTCATATGATAACTTAAAAACAACATTTTCATATTTAAATTGTTCTTTACAATTTGATAGATTAAATAGGGGTGCTTGGAGGGAATTAGAAGCAAAAGAAAGGGTTTGGGCTAATGAGTTTGGTACTCTAAAGGTTAAAGTTGTATTAGAGTTTAAAGTAAATCATTTAGTTTTACCAACTGGTGGGCACGTTCCTAGTGGGTATTTTAAATATATAAAATTTCCAAATGGGGATATGAAGTGTTATTACTTCCCTAACTCAAACCCAACTAAAAATTGGAGTGAATATAAAATAAAATGTAAATAATATGAAAAAAATAATAGTTTTAGTATGTTTAATACTCCAATCATGTGGTTCTTACACGTATGAATCTTATAGACCTACAATAAAGAGTTTATTAGCAATAACGGAAGCGGGTGATACTGTATCTGTTTCAATAAGAGAATTTGAAAGACAAAAATATGACACATATGCAAGATTTAACTACAATAATAGTTGGTACTGGAACAACTGGAGATACTCTAACAACCTTAGAGGGTTTGAATACCCAAACGGATTTTGGAATAATTATGGGTTTAATAGTTATAATTGGAATAATTATAGGCCATCTGTTAGACCGAAAGTTCAACCAAAAAATAGACCAAGACCTAGAGTTAATGTACCTAGACCAAGAGTACCACTCACTCCCAACAGACCTAGATTAGCACCAAAAACCCCAAGGAGAGTTAACCCACCTACTACACCACCACGTAGAGTAATATCAAACTCTAGAAGAGGTAGTAATAATACAACTACTAAAAAACAACAGTGAAAAGGTTTTGGAGATTATGGGCGAATGCCTTAGGTAAGAAAGCAAGTAGAGAGAGAGTAGAAGCAGATAAGATTGCTACATTACGTACCTTTATAGTATTGCAAGCAATTATTACAAATGTTTTTATAGTTTGGAATATATTAAGAAATTGGTAGTATTTATAACCATATAATATAATACATTAAACTTTGTTTGAATTGGAGCTAGCCATATTAATAGTCATCATAAGTGCCATAGTAGGTCCCTTATTAGTAACTCGTTACCGTCATTATCTTAATAATAAAAATAAAGTAGATCCCATAAAATCCGCTATACAAACTAATATGTTAGTGGATGATCAACTAGAACAAATCAAAGATGAGTTAGATGCTTGTCGAGTATGGATATCTCAATTCCATAATGGTGGAAACTTCTATCCTACTGGTAAGTCGATACAAAAGTTTTCTATAGTCCATGAAATGTATTCTCCAGGTGTTAGTTCTATAAGTGATACCTTTAAAAATATTCCTGTTTCCCTATTTAGTAAACCTATTTCACATCTATACAGTGATGGTGAAATATTAATCCCCAACTATAAAAAGGTAAATCACTTTGGTTTAAAAACGTTTGCTGAAGGAACTGGGGCTAAATCATCATATTTATTTTCTTTAAACTCTATTAACGATGAGTTTATTGGCACGTTAGGAATCGAATATTGTTCTAGAGTTAAAAAACTAAGTGAAGAACAACTTAATACAGCACGTACTAAATCTATCTCCATAGGGACGTTATTAAGTACCTACCTATATAATGAAAAGTAATATGTGACTTGTTTGGTTACCGCAGATATTATTCGTATATTGACGTATATTAATAAATAAAAATAAAGGTATGACAAAGAGACAATTACAAAACGAAATCGCATTATCCACCACAGGTGTAAAATATTCTAAGTTAGATGAATATCAACAAGACTGTGTAGATGAAAATATTCAAGGTATGAATGAGTTTATGAAGTTAATGGAAGGAATAAATAAAAAATAAGGGTTATGACAAAAAGAGAACAACTAAGACAACTACACTCAGAACTTTATAAGTTTATTGAGAGTGAATACCCAGATTCAGATTTATTTGATGAAGGACAATATATGGATATTAACTTCTTTAGTGATGGTATAGGTGACAACTCAGTATCGTTTCATAAGTCTAGATTAACATTGGATTGTTTAAATTGGTCTAGTGATGAAGTTAAAGAAGTAGTTAGTAAACTTGAGGATAAGTTTGATTGGATAAATAAATAATAATTAAAAAACAGTTATGATGGAAAATTTAATACTTTTAAAGTCGATTTTAGATTTAGTAAAAACCACACCTAATAATATGGAGTTAGGGGAAAAAGTTAGGGAGATTGTATCTACCGTTAAGTAGTCATATTTATAATAAAATATAGTAGTATGGAATTATTTGAAAGTAGATTTAAGAAGTTTCTTAACGTAGCCAAAGTGATGAAAATGGTTGGAGAAGGTTCTGAAGAAATGGAATATGAAAGTGCTATTACTTTTAAACAAGCCAAAGAGTTAGGTTTGTTACCCATAGATGGTAGAAAAACAACTACCAAAGTTAAAGAAAAGTATATGGATTATTTTACTATTACAAAACCTAACGAAGATGGTTTTAGTAAGGTAATATATTGGATTAAAAAGGAAGATGCTATCAACTCAGGAGATAGTTTTAGTTTAGATGATGATATTGATTCTTCTCTTTACTCCTAATACCTTACCTAATAACCTTTATTACTTGTCGCATCAGATATCACCCCATGTAGGTATATCTTTATTTCATTAATACTATTTTCTAGCGTTTTTACGTCGTTATCTCCTTTTTTGGCGAGCGTGTTGATTGATATTTCAACCGCGTTTAAACGCTCTGAAAACGCCGTAATTTCGCGGTTAAATGTGGCAGCATCAGCGAAATCAGATGTAGAAATGTGTTCTCTTATTTCATCTAATTGTTTAGTGGTCATTTGAATCCACTTTTCATAACTATCAGTTAGTGTGGTTTGGTTTTCCTTTATAACACTATAGTTCTTATTGATTGAACCATATTGATATAAAAGTATTGCTAATAACGTTAGTTGTATTCCAGAAAGTAAATATACGATTTCCATAGTAGTGTTTTTTTTAGTGTGTAGATATAAAATACAACCCCAACTTAACCACTCCACCCTATCTTATAACAAATATTTGGCTACCGCAAAAATAGGTCGTATATTGTGGGTAACATAAACAAATAAAAATAAAGATTATGATGAACAAAGATTCAAAAAGATTTGAACGAGTACCTTATTTTGAAAACCCAGTGTGGTTTACTAAACCTGTGTTTAATAAGGACGGCAAGGAAGTAGAACCTGCTAAGAACTTTTATTACAAACCGGGTAACAAAAATGCTGGTGAAAATCACATATTCATGCTCGAGGAAGAAATCGAGAGTCAAGGCGAGGAATCCGCAGTTGTGTTTGATAAAGATCAAACGTTTTGTTTGTTTTTTGAGGACAACCCCACCAACATCTATAATAGACAATATGTTGAAACCGCGGATAATAAATGGTATGATATTAGTGCAGGTTATAAACTCGAAATTGGGGATAGATTCAAATCCAGCAAAATCCAACGTAACATCGATTTTGACGGCTTTTGTGCGTATTTATCTGAGAATAAACACAATAAAGTGTTAAAACAGTTATTAACTAAAATTTAAACTAAAATGGCTACATCACAAGAAGTAAAAGAACAATTAGATGCGTTATATGAAACGTTTACAAACGAACATGACGGTAAATCCAAAGCAGCTCACCAACGTGCTCGTAAAGCAATCGGAGCTATCAAAAACCTAGTGACTGAATATCGTAAAGCATCTGTAGCTGGAGACAAATAAACCAACTACAAAATATTTTTAGATAAGAGGCGCGAAAGTGCCTCTTTTCTTATTTGGAGAAGCGATATTTTTTTCGTATATTTATAACATATGATTGATAAGAACGACTTATTTAACTTATTTCCCCAACCTGAAGATAAGGGTAGGGTAGAGATAACTGATGATGAAATAGAGATTGAGGTATCATCATCAACTCACTTTAAGATTGGTAAGTTTAAGAAGTTGATTGAAAATCATCAACTATTTTTTGAACACTTTAAACGTGGGATGAAAGAAGCAGATGCTAAGAACTATGATCACGAGGAAACCAAGAGACAAGCATCGTTCATAGTTTATAATCGTGCTTGGTATTATATTAAGGATTTTGATTTAGACAATAAGGAAGAGGTTTTAGATTTAACTTTATTTAACCCATACGATTTAGCTTACGTACTCCAGTTAGCTATTAAGTTCCATGAGAGTGGAGAAGAGTATGAAAAGTGCGCTCACTTACTTAAAATCCAAAAGTTCCTTGAGAATTGGTTAAAATAACTTGGATACCCGAGGGAAGTTTATTACCTTAACCACATATTAAAACACATTACAAAATAACGTTTATAAAACATATATAAATTATTAAAAATAAATAATAAAATATATAGAAAAACCAAGGTATAAAAATACAAAAATAAAACAAATAATACTAAACTATCACACTATGAGAAACAGGGACCTATACGATCGCAACCTAGAAGGTATGCGAGCTAAAATCCAAATGGCCAAAAGAGCAGTACAACAGCAATATCCTATTTCGGATTTTATTGCATTATTAGATGAAATTGAAGATCTAAGACAAGGTATTGATGATATGGTGCAACGTGAACCGTTAGATGGTCATGAAATGAATAAAGTAAGATAAATTAAATAAATAAAAGTTATGGAGTTACAAGCAGAGCAATTACAAGCCAACTATGATGAGTTAATCTCGTATATTGAAAAATATATCGAATCACCTCGTAAAGAAAAAGTATTAGATTTTTACAAACAACATGAAGATAGGTTGATCCTATTACCTGCTGCTCATAAAGCAGCATATCATTCCGCATTTGCGGGTGGGTATGTTTTCCACGTTAATAACGTGATTAAAAACGCGTTAGTATCACTTGATGTATGGCGACGAGCAGGTAGTAATCTAGTTGATATCACGTTGGATAACGTTGTATTCTGTGCATTAAACCACGACTTAGGCAAAATGGGTACTAAAGATGAGGATGCTGTTTACCCCTCACAAGATAAATGGAGGAAAGAAAATCTAGGTGAGTTATATAAGTTTAATACTAATCTAGCTTACATGACTGTTCCTGATCGTTCATTATTTTTACTACAAGAGGCTGGAATACCTATGTCTCAAGATGAGTTTATCGCTATTAAAACACATGATGGTTTATATGATGAAGCAAACACACCATATTTTAAATCATTTATCCCAGAAAACCGTTTTAGAACACCTTTAGCATTAATCATACACGAAGCAGATATGAGAGCAGCTAGAATAGAGTGGGAACAACAATATCTACCTACTATAGGAAAAGGTAACTTGGCTAAGCCAAAATTCAATCGTAGTTTGAATACAAATAATAAATCAAAAGCATTATCATCTGTTAAATCAGCAGGGTTAAAAAATATGCTTGATAACCTATAATATGAATTTTCACCCAACAACACTATACATAATCGTATCAATTTTAGTTACTATTGTAATTGTTTTACTTTATGTTACTCGTAATTTACTCATGAAAAATGAGAAATATGAGGATCTTGTAGAGGGGTATAGAGTGTTCATCCTTAGATTCCAGCAACAGGTAAAGGAATCAGACAAAAGAATCAAGGAAATCGATTCTAAGGGTACATTCAAATCAGATGATGAAGTAGGTTATTTTTTCAACGAATTAAAGAAAATCCAAGACTCTCTAACTAACTTCAGAGTCGAGGAATAAACCTACACAATGCCAAGAAAAGCAAAAAAGGGTAGTTCTAGATACTACTTTACGGACGAAACTGAAGACGCGATTGTAAGATACAACGCGTCAACTGATTTTGACGAACGATCTAAGATTTATGGAGAAGAAATACACTACGCATATTTCAAACTAACCCAAAATATCATCCACACATTTAAGTTCTATTATACTGAAGTGGACCAGATTGAACATCTTCAACATGAGATTATAACATATCTACTCTCTAAAATACACTTATTTGATCCATCTAGAGGTGCTAAGGCATATTCTTATTTTGGAACTATTGTAAAACGATGGTTAATCCTATATAATACTAAAAACTATAAAAAACGTATACAAAAAGTTGATGTAGTTGAGTTAGATAGAAACGATGACTTTAGATACAATCCAGGTGAAGAAATTATTAAAAGTGATTTGGATAAGTATATGGACTTGTATGTAGGGCATGTCTCAGAAAATATTTTTGATTTATTTCCTAAAGGTAACGATGCTCAAATCGCAGATGCTATTTTAGAGTTATTTCGTAAGAGAGAAAATATAGAGATCTTTAACAAAAAGGCACTATATATCTACATCAGAGAAATGGTAGACGTTAAAACACCTAAAATCACTCGCATAGCTCAACAACTACATACCATATTCAAATCAGAATATTTATTCTATTTGGATAATGGATACGCTAGATTTTAATACCTCATATTTATAATAAAATACTATGGGTAAGTTTGACGATAAAATATTCGGTAAGAAGAAGTTCTCCGATATACTTCAAGAGATACACGAAAATCAAAATACTAGGGGTGCTCAAATCATAGGTTTAATCTCAGAGTTAAAACCACTAATAGAGGACATTGGGGACGCAACTCTTATTGTACCACTAATCAAAGAATATATGGAACTAGGTATCAAAAACGACGAAGTGTTAGTTAAGATGGCTACTATAGTTCAGAGAGCAACTCAAAACAAAGGTAGTGATATTGAAACTACACTATTAACTGAGGAAGAAAAAGCACAACTTTTAGGAGAAATAAAGAACCTTCCCGAATCTACTAAATAATGTCTACATTAGGATTTGCAGCATTAAATAATAACTTAAATCAAGTTGATGTATCTGGCTTAGCAGTCAAATCAAGTAACTTAGATAATACCTACCAGACCGGTAGAGTATTAAACGTTATATTAGATGAAAACTCAAATAACTTCGAGAGTTATGGTGAGTGGAACGGTATAGGTACTATTGAGTTTGAAATAGTAAACTACCAATCATCAAGAGAGGGTGGTAAAACTATAGCAACCCCACTATTATCTAATAATAAAAAATACCCTTTAGTAAACGAGTTAGTATTAATATTTAGATTACCAGATACAGGTTTAGGAGTACGTACAGGTTCAGAAAAGTTTTATTATTTAAATACACTTTCACTTTGGAACCACCCACACCACAATGCATATCCAAACCCACTAAAACCACAATCAGACGAACAAACACAAGATTACGCTCAAACATCAGGTGGGAATGTTAGACGAGTTAAGGATGGTTCAACTGAAATAGATCTAAACGGAGAATCAGGGGGGACGTTTGTAGAAGAAACTAACATACATCCTATATTACCGTTTGCTGGAGATGTTATAGTTGAAGGTAGATTTAGTAATAGTATAAGATTAGGTAACACAGCAAAAACTGATTCCAAATATGCTAATAACTGGTCTGAAAACGGAGATGATGGTTCACCTATTACTATTATTAGAAACGGTCAACCTGAAGACTCATCTGAGTTGGGATGGTTACCTGTAACTGAAAATATTAATAAAGATTTATCTTCTATCTATTTAACTAAGGATCAAAAAATACCTTTAGAGTTAGATAACGAGTTATATGAAGCCTTTAACGAAGCACCAATAACAGCCCCAGAATACCTAGAAAATCAAATCATACTAAATAGTGGTAGATTAGTACTTAACGCAAAAACAGACTCAGTACTAATATCTGCTAATAAACAAATATCAATAACATCCATAGGTACAGTAGGCATAGCATCAGATTCTGATATTAACCTCGCAGCACCAAAAGTAAACTTAGGTTCAAAAGATGCAGCACAAGCCCTAATCTTGGGTGATGATTTTATGCAGCAGTTTGAAGCACTATTAAAAGGTGTAAAAAACCTATGTGGTGCTTTAGAAATGGATCAAAATTGGCCTGGTGGTGCACCCGTACCTAATGTCCCAGTTAATGCAGCAGCATCTAATACTAAAGCAGTATCTCAATCTATTCTTAACCTAGTCAAAAACGATAAACTAATATCTAAAGTTAGTAGAACTGTATAATGGCAAACGACAAATATATTTTATCGAATGATTACTATGTAGAGATTGAAACCTTTGGTCCCCAAAATTTTGCTATACTGTATGATCCTTTTGGATTTAAAGTAAATGAAGGTCCAAAAACCATCTCATCTCCCCTTTTAAACTTAGTTAAGCAAGTAGTTAATGACTACACACCAACAGGTAGGGAAAACGACATTGATAATTGGATAAACGTTCCAACTGTAGTTAGGGAAGAGGTAGCACCAAAACCAACTAAGTTTCAAATAAAGGGTAGAGTAATAGATTCTATAACTAAAGAGGGATTAAGGGGAGTTAAAGTTAGTTTAGATAAATCTAATACAACAACCCAACCAGGAGGTGGTTTTACACTACGAATAACTGTCCCTGTAGGAGAAGAAATACCTCAAAGTAATATAGATTTTTCACTAAATAAATATGAACCCCAAGACGTACCATCCATAACTTTAGATGGTAAACTTAAAACTCGTATTAACGTTGTTGAGTTAAACACTATTAAGAAATCCTTAGAAAAGGAAACATCTAAACTTTTGGTTATAGATGAGGATGATATCAATAAGATGAACTCATTTAATCTTAAATCAGCTGAGGCGATTATAACAGAAACTATTAATAAGGAAGTAAATAAAATAAACGAAAGATTAATACCTTTTGCTTTAGCTCTATTAGCACAGTTTGGTATAACTGCTTTAAACCAACTAGGGAAAAAATCATGCCCCTCTATAGGTAGTATACCTAGACTTATTAGTAAAAAAAATAAACTAACAAGACAGTTAAATAATATATTAAAAATAGCAAGTAAAGTACAAAAAGTAGCTTCAATATTAAAGGCTTTAGTATTAGCTTTTAAAGTAGTAAGAACAATAATAACTAAAAACCCAATCCCTACAACCTTAGGGGGTCCTGGTCCTATAGGTGTTATTTTTTCAATACCCCAAGGTATATTAAGGGTAATAGAAGATAAAAAAGATAAACTATCTAAACTAATCGATAAGTTTGGTAACGTTGTTGGGGTACTTACACCCACAACAATCCCCCTCGTATCTGTTTTAACTAAAATATTAAATATATTAGCTGCAGTCGATTTTCTAATAGGGGAATGTTTAGATGAGGCAAGACAAGCCGTAGTAGATGAGTTAAATAAAGAAGACTTAGATTCTACTGAATGGGAATCTCAATTTGATTACTTCTTTCAAGATGTGATAATATATGATGGACTTTATTATCAGGCCACAGAATCACATCAATCAAATGATGGTAACTCTCCAATAAATGGTGGTCCTTGGTTATTACTTGAAGGTAAAGTAACGTTAGATAACGTTGATTTTGAAACAATAAACGAAACTAAAATCAGAAGAATATTAGGTATTTCACCTAATGCCGACTTTAATCTCCAAGACCTATTATCAGGAACATATCTACAAGTACAACTAGATGAGGAACTTACAAATATCACTAAAGAATCAGCTGACGCTGGTGAAACTATACAAACAGAATATAACGGATTTATTTTAGCTGTAGAGACACAAGAAGGAGAAACCAATAAAGACCTAAAACGTCGATATGCTGTTGGTAAAGACAGCCAAGGTGTGGTGGTAGTTAAAGGAGAACCATCATACGCTTCATCAGATCAAATACTAATAAACGAACTTATATTCACTATTGACAAAAACGATTTAAAACCAAACTAACGTTATATTTATAATCATATGAAACTAGCAGAACTTAAAAACACACTAAAAGAAGTAGTAAAGGAAGTAATCCAAGAGGAACTAAAGGACATCTTACTGGAAGCAGTTAAATCAAACAAACAACCAGTATATGAACAAAAATCCTATGCTCCACCTACAACACAACCAGCTAACCCAGAGGTAAAACAAAATATCAGAGAAAACTATATGAACGTTTTAGGTGATATGAAAAAACAGTTTACATCAGGAGACGTAATACCAACACAAGGTTTACAAGTAAATGGTCCTATGGATACAACTTCACCAAACGGGAAACTACCTGAAGGAGAAGTATCGATAGATCAAATAATGGGTATAATGAATAAATAATGGCATTCGGAGAAAGACAAATATTTCCTAACGATTTACGACCTAGAGTCGCTATTGGTGTAGCTTTACCCTTTAGTGCTCCGGCTGTCTTTAACCAAACCTTTCAAACTAAGGATGCTATAAAGTATAACTTAGTTAACTATTTATTAACGAACCCAGGAGAACGAATTGCAAACCCTACTTTTGGAGCAGGTTTAAAAAACTTTCTATTCGAACAAATAGAAAACGATAACCTAGATGGTTTAGAAGAAAATATACAACAGGGTATAAACGAGAATATTCCTAACGTTATCATAGATGATTTAGAAGTAGCATCAAATCCCGATCAATACACAGTGACAATATCACTAAAGTATAGTATTGCTCAAACCGGACTAACAGATAACGTTGAGTTAACATTTCAATAATGGCAAAAGTAAAAAGAGACATATCGTATTTAAATAAGGATTTTGGTGATTTTAGAAATCAGTTAATAAACTTTTCTAAAACCTATTTCCCAACAACCTACACAGACTTCTCCCCAGCATCACCTGGTATGATGTTTATGGAGCAGGCATCTTATGTAGGAGATGTTTTAAGTTTTTATTTAGATAACCAACTACAGGAAACGTTTATCCAATATGCTAGACAAACGAATAACTTATTCGATTTGGCTTATATGTTTGGTTATACACCTAAAGTAACATCACTAGCAACTACACAACTAGATATATTTCAGATAGTACCTGCTAAAACTGTAGGTACTGTATCACTACCTGATTTTTCTTACGCTCTTGATTTTCCTGAGAATACAGAAGTTACAGGAGATGGTCAAACTTTCACTATACAAGATAATATTGATTTTACAGTATCATCATCTCAAGATCCTACACTAATAACTGTAGCTCAAGTAAACGGTGCTACACCTACTTATTACTTACTAAATAAAAAACGTAACGCGACATCAGGTGATATCCAAACCACAACTTTTTCGTTTGGTGAACATCAAGAGTTTCCAACAGTTGATTTACAAGGAACTAGTATAGCTCAAATATTAGATGTATTTGATTCTGATGGTAACGAGTGGTATCAAGTTAGTGCTTTAGGACAAGATTCAGTTTATGATAAAATCAAAAACACAAACGTAAACGATCCTAATAACTCTAACGGAGAAGAAGACACACCATATATTTTACAACTAAAACAAGTACAAAGACGTTTTGCTACTAGATTTATAGATAATACAACACTCCAAATCCAGTTCGGATCAGGTAATGCTGAAGCAAACGACGAAGAGATTATACCAAACCCACATAACGTAGGTTTAGGTTTACCTTATACTCAAGATAAACTTACAACAGCTTATTCACCCACTAACTTTATTTTTACAAATACCTATGGTATAGCACCATCAAATACTACACTAACAGTTCGATACATAACCGGCGGTGGTGTTGCGTCTAACGTCGCTGCAAATACGTTAACCAACGTTGACACTACAAATACGACGTTTATCCAACCAACACTAAACGCATCGTTAGCTCAATACGTTTTCGATTCTGTAGCAGTAAATAATGCTGGAGCAGCAACTGGAGGAGCAGATGGGGATTCAACAGAAGAACTAAGACAAAACACAATATCTAGTTACGGTACTCAGTTACGAAACGTAACAGCTGATGATTACTTAGTACGTACTTTATCTATGCCTTCTAACTTTGGATCTATATCTAAAGCTCATGTTCAAAAACCACTAAACGCTAACTCAAATACAACGTTAGAGATTTACACTTTATCTTATGATTTAAACAAAAATCTAAGAACTCCATCTAACGCTTTAAAAGAGAATCTAACTACATACCTAAATCAATACAAAATGATAGGTGATTCAATCACTATCAAAGATGCTTACATAGTAAACATAGCTGTTGATTTTGAAATTATAACATTACCTAACTACAACAATAACGAAGTAATACGTAACTGTTTAACTGCATTAATAGATTTTTTCAATGTAGATAAATGGCAAATAAACCAACCTATTATTTTAAGAAACATAAACGTTTTATTAGATCAAGTAACAGGAGTACAGACAGTAAAACAAGTAATAATAACCAATAAAGCTGGTGTATCTGAAGGATATTCTCAATATGGCTATGACGTTGAAGGTGCTACACAAAGTGGTGTAATGTACCCATCAATCGATCCATCTATATTTGAAGTAAAGTATCCTAATAGAGATATTAGTGGTAGAGTAGTAACATTCTAATATGGCAGTATATAAAATCTTTGCGGTAAACGACGCCACTATGTATAGTGAGTATCCCTTATTAAACACAGGGTTAGATGCTATGAACGAGTCTCGTAATTGGAAAAATCCACTAATAGATTTATCTAATCCAGTATACCATCCTAATTTATGGGGTGATGTAGGAGAAACTTGGGTTAGTAGTTCAATAACATACAACACAGAATCTTTAGAAGGGTATACTACTACAGCAGTATCTCGTTTCCTAATAAAGTTTGATCAAACTGATATTGATTATGTTTTTGATAATATAGTTAAAGAAAGCCCACATGATGTTCATCTAAAATCTTACGTAGCAACAGCTCAAGGTATAGCTCAACAATCAAAGTTAGAGGTATTCCCCGTAGCATATGATTGGACTAACGGTACTGGCCACTATGGTAATAAGCCTGAAGTACAAGATGGTGTAACTTGGAAACAAAGAAACGATAACTATTCTAATAATCTATGGCCTACAAGTTCGTTACCTGATTACCAACAATATGAATCTATTGATGCAGCACCAGGTGGTGGAGTTTGGTATACAGGTTCTACAAACCCAAATATAGATTTATCATCTGCATCACAATCATACGATGTTAGAACTAAAAAAGACTTAGATATTAAAGTAACTGACATAGTTGATGTTTGGTATTCACAATCTAAAGATATTAATCCATATACAACTATAGACAACAACGGATTTATAGTTAAGTGGACTGGAAGTTTAGAGTTTGAACCTTCATCTTCTATAGTACCTCAAATCAAGTTTTATTCATCAGACACATATACTATATACCCACCTGAACTTTGTGTTAAGTGGGATGATTCAGATTTTACTACTGGATCACTAACTGTTATAGATGACACAGATATTTACATGGCGTTAGATGAAAACCCAGGTGTATTTTATGAGGATAGTATTAACCGATTTAGAGTCAACTGTAGACCTAAATACCCAGTTCGTACTTTCCAAACCGCATCATCATACACTCAAAACTTTTTATTACCATCTAGTTCATACTATGCTATTAAAGATTTAGATACTAACGAATACGTTGTAGATTTTGACGAAAACTATACTAAAATATCTGCGGATCCACAATCATCATATTTCACAGTTTATATGAATGGTTTAGAACCAGAACGTTATTACCAAATATTGATTAAAACGTTTGTAGGTAACGAAATAATAGTATACAAAGATAATAATTTTAACTTTAAAGTTCAAAATGGATAGTTATGTCAGAAAAACGTATAGATCTTCAAAAAGAAGTATTCAATAAACTTGATTATCCAAGAACTATTAATACAACATTTACTGAACTAAGTGTACCTACAGTCAATGATGACTTAGAAACACAAGTTACAGTTGAGGATTTCTTTAACCTTTATAACGAGTTATTTTACGATATTCCTGCTGAGGGTGATAGTAACTCTCATACTTTTTTAGTTAGAACATCAGGTGAGTATATTGCGTTTGATGAAACAGATGCTGAAATAGAGGCATTAAGGAATGAAATAACAATACTTAGGGAAGATAACTTGGAGTTAGAAAAAGAGATTATTACATTGTCTAATCCCACAACTGAATAATGGAAGAAAATACTACACTAATACAGGTCGATCCTACTACCTTTGAATACCAAGAGTATACAACTGCTGATGAGCAGTTAATACCATCTTCCTCCTTTGATACTAACTTTACATCATCAACTGACTACATAGAACTTTATGTTTACGATGATAATAAACAAATAGTATCACCTTCAGAAACTTATGAGTTAAAACAATATAAAGTTCAAGAAGGAGACATAGTATTAAACCCAACAGAAAATCTTAAGGGATTAGGATTTACAGAGGGTAACTACTATACAGTATATAACACATACAGACGTAGATTAGGATCATCTATTGAGAAAAAATATTATATTGATGAAATATCACCATCAAGAACTGAAGTTAGGTTAAAAACTAACCAACTATCAGATACAGATGTATTTGATGCTTATATAAACTTTCAAGATTACAGAGAAACAAGACCTTATTTTGTTGATTTTCAACTTAACTTTGGTAATAACCAACAAGTTATTGCTAATAATATTGATGTTACCCCAACAACAATAGATCAACAACTTACAGTATTAATAAAACTATACGAACCTTTACCACCTAACTTTTCGGTTAAGGATACACTATGGATTGTTGAAGAAATATCAACACCGCAAGCATATAAAGTAGAATACGCTATTGAAGAAGTTGAAATCGATGATGATTTTGAGTTTATCCAAGGTCCTAACTTTAACCTAAACGTAAATAACGAAGTAGGTGTATCATCAGATACGTTTACATATAGTTCAATACTACAAACACCACTCACATCATCACTCCAACAACTAAAATCACTTTTAGCTGAAAAAAGTATTAGTATCAATATTGATTACTCTAAATACAATCAGTTTATTAAGTTTTCAACATCGGAGGAACGTTTAAAAAACTTCTATTATAAGGCATCACTATTAGAAGCAACTCAAAACCAACTAAAAACAAACATATACTCTATAACTGGTTCAGCAACTAGTTCTATGGCTTTTTCATCTTCAAAAGCAACTTTAGAAGCTATCGTAGATACTACAATAGATAACTTCGATGGGTATGAGTATTTTTTATATTTTAATAGTGGATCATCTGCATCTTGGCCTAAATCTACTTCTACTTTACCTTATACCTTATACCCTACTGGCTCAACCCAAGTAGCGGAGTGGTTTGGTTCAACAGCTGAGGGTACAGTTTATTATGGTGGTCAGATTACATCAGCATCACTATATGATAGTAATAATAACGATGCTTTATTAAACACTATTCCATCTTATTTAGTTGAAGATCCAGCAAATGAACAATATCAGTTATTTATAGAGATGATAGGTCAACACTTTGATAACGTTTGGACTTATACTAAAGATGTAACTAATAGATTCGATGCTGATAATAGATTAGATTATGGTATATCAAAAGATTTAGTGGCAGATGCTATTAGAGAGTTTGGTATAAAACTATATTCAAACAACTATGATCAAGATGATTTATACCAAGCATTTTTAGGTATAACATCAGAAGGTTCAACGTTCCCTATAGCAAATATTACGGGTAGTTCGCCTGCAGAAGGTATTGATCTGGTGACAAACGCTATAAGCGCATCAAGCGAAATAATAGCTCAAAACGACGTTTTAAAGCGTGTTTACAAACGAATATACCATAACATACCTTATTTATTAAAAACTAAGGGTACTAAAGCAGGTTTAAGAGCTTTAATATCAACTTTTGGTATATCTGATACTATATTAGATGTAAAGGAATATGGTGGTTCACCTAAAAAATCAGCAGTATATAAAACCCAAGAAAATATCTATAACTATTATTTAGATATGACTGGATCTCAATCAGTACAAACTGAGTTTGAGTTAAATACTGATTGGAGTGGTTCTTATAATAGACCATCAACAGTAATGTTTAGAATAAAACCTGAAACTGTTCATTCTTCGTCTTTAGGTCCCACAAATAATATTCAAAAAGTATTTTCTTTAGATACTGGACTTATATTAACATTGGAATATACAGGATCATCTGGGATTGTAAGTTCATATAGTGGGTCAGTAGTGGATCCTAAATACCAATTTGGTAATTTAAAATTATTCCCTAATGGTCAAGGGACACCTATTTCATCATCAGTATACCTACCATTTTTTAATGGTGATTGGTGGAGTGTTATGATTAACCATACTTCACAATCAGGTTATACTTTAACAGCTAAAAATAAAAATAGCGAATATGTGGCTTCATCCACTGTCCAATACAGTAGTATTAATACCCTACCTTTAACTGGATCTACTACTTGGATTACAGCTACATCAGCTTCTTTTGGAGATGGAGTTTCACCTGCTTCACATTTTTCAGGTGGTTTACAAGAAATAAGATACTATACATCACAAATATCTGATGATACTTTTTCATATTTTACCCTAAACCCCCAATCATATGTGGGTACCGGGGTAAATACAGCTCCCGAAGAGTTAGCTTTTAGAGCAGCTTTAGGAAGTGAGTTATATACAAGTTCAATAAGTATTCACCCAAAAACACCTCTATTCCCTCCCTTACCACCCCCACACCTAGTATTAGAACAGGGATATAGTTTATTATTAGAGGAGTCAGGATTAATAATGCTAGAATAAAGAAAAATTCAATGATAAAGATAGATTCATTTGAAAATAATAGTAATTTTACTATTTTAAACCCTTCATTTAAGGTAAATAGAGAAAAGACTGCTAAAAACCAAATACCAGCAGGTATTAGTTCAGAAATAAACAATAAGATTATTATTGATACTACTACATCAGGATCAACAACGTTGTCATCTATGAGAAGTATTCAACAAAAAGATTATAATAATCAAAGAGACGCAGACGCAGGATATGTTGAAGTTGCATTCTCCCCAACTACCCAAATTAATAAGGATATTGTTGGTCAAGTAGGGTATTTTAACTTAGGTGATTATTTAGGTAATATAGCATCTATGTCAACCAATACCAATAGTTACTATAGTTTAGATGTATTAAGAGACGAATATTTTTCAAAATACACTAATTCATATGATTTAAATGATTTTGTAAGACTAATAAAATTCTTTGATAATTCACTATTTAAGATGGTTAAAGATTTTACCCCATCTAATATATCACTATCAGCAGGTGTTGTAGTAAAACAACATATTCTAGAAAGAAATAAACATAGGAGAGTTTTAGTATCATCTATTGACGAAACTCTATCTGGATCTGTGGGTCAAGTAGAAACACTCTCAGGTGGTGCTGGTGGTCAATTGAATAGATACCAATATAGTAAATCTCCAAACTTAGCACCCGTTTTTAATATAACTCAGTCTTGGTCAGAAATAGTCCAAACCCTAAACGGTCCTACCACTCTTACAACTTCTGATCAATCTGGATTTTATAACGGAGAATATGGTAACCCTACCCAAACAGAAGCATCATATGTTCAAGTAATAAAGGGAAATGGTGGGGTAGATTGTTCTGCTTTTACAAACCCCAACTTCGAAGATACTCAAGTAACACCTGTATTTTTAACATCTAATAACTTTACAGAAGATGAGTTTTTATCTCAAGATACTATACCTAATAGAGGTATTGTTTGGTTATGGCATGATGGGGCTAACGTTAGACATATTAAGGTATCAAGTATAGATAGAAGTGGAAGGAGTATATCAAGAGAATTATCTCAAGCAACCGCAATCCCCATTTTACTAAACAACCCATCAGAAAACCCAACCCCACCAAACGAACCAAAGTTAAAAACAGGATTCTATACTTGGGAAGTAACCAATAAGCAAATTTTTGATGATTACGTATATTTTGAAGCAAATATTTCCGAATCACCACTTATATTAACATCAGATGACGCTAACGTATTTGATATAGAGTTTGACTCAACTGGAGACTTTATATGGTATTCTACCTCCTCAGGTACCCCTGCGAATCCTCTTAAACTAGAGGGAATATATGAATCTATACCTCAAGGATATTTTCCTGTATCCGATTCATATCCTAAAGAACAATATTTTAGGGGTTGGAATGGATCTAGTTATTTAATAGAACCAAACGAATATGTTGAATCTAAAGGGATTATAGAGGATAGTATAGGTAACTTTGACACAGGTACAGAAGAAATAAATACAGCATTTACTTCATCACTCCCTGCGGTATATGGGAGATTAGCAGAAACACCAAAAACACCTTGGTTTATGGATGCCCCACAACAAACTGTATCATATCCTTCTATTTTAATACAAGATCAAGATCCAAATGTTATACCTAGATCTATAGTAGTATGTGCCATATATCTAACACCTATTACTACCAACTGTTCTACCGTTAATAATAACCAAAATGGATCTACTATAGCTGTAAGATATACGGGTAACGAAGAATTTTTTATACCTAACGCTCAAAACAAACTAATACTAAAATCAGGAATACCGGGTTTTGCCAGAGTAAAAGATATAATACTATATAACTCAGCAACAGCAGGAGTAGATTGGACATCCTCCTCTATTACAGCACCAAATAACCCAACATCTACAGCAGCTAACCTACCTAGTGGTATTTATGGTGTAAATAAATTCTCAACTCAAAACGGAGATAGAATGATAGTACAGATTGAAACAGTTAATGGAAGACAAACAATCACACAAATAGGATATTGCTTCTAAATATAAAATAAATGGCAAGAGACATACAACCCGATAACGTATTTTTTAGGCTTACAAACGCCAATACCCTTGATGGTAATAATGATTTAAGTTATTATTATAGAGAAGGTGTGATTTGGGCTACTGGTACTGAAAATTTATTTGAACCCAAATATGTAAATCTAGAACCAACCACTAAAAGTAAAACAACACTTATAAAAGCAAAGGCTGACCCAATCCTAAACGGTGGGGTATTTAAAACTCCTGAAGATGTAGAGATCATACATGGGGTTAATGATGAAATATACGCTTCATCTAACTACTTTGGATCCCAAAATATAAGTAGAGATACCAACTCCCAAAGATATGCTAATAGTTGGTGGTATGATACTCGGGCTCATAGAGCATATAAAATATATTTTGTATTATCATATTCCGAAGTTACTACTATAGATAATCAACTATACTATAACTGGGAAATTTCAAATGCTTATATAGTTTACAAAGACGCTTCACAGGATACTAATGATGGAATATACACATTTACAGCACAACCAGTTGTAGATGTATCTGTAACAGCATCAGCAACATTTAAATCACCTAGTGGGTTAGATACTTGGGATAAGGTATCACTAAATCTATATCGTAATAATACGGTACATACCTCATCTTATGTATTATCTCCAGATACCAAATCAGGTAGTATTGAAATGAAAACAACTTTCGATTCATCTAATATTAACTTAAATGATACTGTAAGATTATCAGTCTCAGTAGATGGTGGTGATAACGCATATGACTCTCTAATAGTAACAGAATATTCAATGTCGTTTTCCACCCCAGGTGAATCTATAGATACTGAATCATATTTAGGATTAACAACAGGATTAGGGTTAGAAGACGATCCAGATTGTCAACCTGTATTAAATAACGTGATAACATCTAGACCATCTTTATTTATAGAAGATGTAGATTACTCAAACTCTTCCAACTTAAGTGGATCTGGTATATTATTACCTCAAAATATTGAGTTATTACGTCAAAACTCTGCTGAAAAAGCAGCAACACCTGATTCGAACTATAGTCAAACATCACATACTCGCATTAGATATGATGGAACTAAAACAACACGTAAAGAAATAAACCAATATAAAGAAGGTGAACCTACTAATAACTTAGGATCTATACCTAACGTAGAATCACTAAACGCATATTTAGGATACTTTAGTAAAGTTGTGGATCCATATCCTAACTTAAATAATAAAACCGCTTTATTTGTAAAATATCTTATTGATTCAACTTCAACTTTATATGATCCATCTTTATCGGATATAAACTTTAATAACTTGGAGAATACGTTTAAACTAAAGGATTCAAATAACGTTCCAACTAACGTTATAATAAGTATACAAAGTATTGATGAATCTAAGGAATTAAAAAAATTAGAATCAGTTACCCCATCAGTTTATTCTGTAGGTACTTATCCTAACCCTATTTTATTCTCTCAAAACTCCTCAACTACTAACTCTAGCTTCATCCCACTATTAGGAACTACTAACATTACATCAGTAAGTCCTTGGTGGAGGGTAGATAATAGTAATAGAAAAAAACTAATATGTGAGGACATCAATTTGATTAATACATATGATTCAAACTATTATATGGGAGATTTAACCTATAATCCAGGTGAAAATACAGATTTCCCTTCAGGTGTAGAACCATCGTTCACGAAGTTTGATCCTGTTACATCACCTTGGTCTTTAGTATCTCAAAGTTTATCAACATCAGGAGATGAGTTTAGATTTGAAAATAACGAAAACTATAGTTTTAAAGTAGTAGACGTAGATTATACACCTTCAACATCATTAGTCGTTACTTTTGATAAAGAAATAGACGCAAGCGTAAACACTAACTTCTTTTTAATAAGGAGGTTGGCTTACAACCCAGGCTTCGTTATCTTAAACGAACAGAAACCATATGGGTTTCCAGTTTCTGCATCATCTTCACCAGGTATAGTCACACCTCAATATAGAGTAGATGCACTAAGGAAAAATGGCCTATAACCCAGGCTTCGTTATCTTAAACGAACAAAAACCATATGGGTTTCCAGTTTCTGCATCATCTTCACCAGGTATAGTCACACCTCAATATAGAGTAGATGCACTAAGGAAAAATCCAGATGATATTATAACATCCCTTATTGAAAAGAACTTAATATAATCATATTTATAATAAAATATAACATACCAAATGGGCTATTTAAATAACAGCGTTGTAACAGTTGACGCTATTCTAACAAAAAAAGGAAGAGAATCGTTAGCTAAAAACGACGGATCATTCCGAATCACTCAGTTCGCATTAGCAGATGATGAAATCGATTATACACAATATAATCCTAACCACCCATCTGGTTCTTCATACTATGGAGAAGCTATTGACAATATGCCTCTATTAGAAGCATTTCCTGATGAATCACAAATTATGAAGTATAAGTTAGTTACTCTACCCAGAGGAACAGCTAAACTACCAGTACTAGATGTTGGTTATACTGCTATTACCTTAAAACAAGGAGCACAACTTGCTATTACACCACAAACACTTAACTATCTTGACGCAGCTCAGTCATTTGAAACCAGTGGTTATGCGGCGACAATCGCTGATATTAGATTATTATCTAACTTCAATGGTGTTGGTATTAACACAGATGCAGCAACATCAGCAAACTCTAACTCAACAACTACTATAGGTACAAACGTATCTAAAACAGTTATTGGAACACAAATTAACTTAAGAGCAACTACTATTAATACGTTATTTGGGTCTAACTCATCAATAACAACTACTCTAACCATCATAGGTTTAGATTCAGGTGCTCGTATTACTGTTCCTATTACTATTAATAAAACATCAACAACGTAAGATATGGGATTCAAAAGACTAGATCCAGAAGATTTTTTAGTAAGTGCAGATTCTGTATCACAAACCGTATGGAGTAATGAGACTGTAGAGTTATCTACCTTCTTCACTTCATCAGCACAACGAGTAGCCTCCCTTTCAGGTGAATACTATTTAGCAGTAAACCAATCAGAAACAACAGTTGCTGGGTCAACTCCTCAGTTTGATATAGCCTATGGTGATAAAACATCAGGTGGTGGGGTTTATTTTAACGATGCAGTACCTGGTAAATCTACAACATCTACTATCTATGGTCAATATCGTACTTTAGTATTAGAAGATGAAGAAAAAGATTTTACCTTTAACTCATCATACACACCAGGATACATCTACGCTCTATCAATTGAAAGAGCAAGATATAAAGAAAAACTACTACCTGGAACTTTATCTTTAACACTACAAGGATCACTAGGTAACGCTATCACACTTACAGATAACTCAAACGATGTAACACTACCAACATATTTTGGTACTCAAAGAGCATATCAAATAGTAAGACAAGGAGCAAACCCAGGTACCTCAGATGCATATAACAATGGTTATACTAACTCAGGATCATATGGTTTATTCTTACCAGATACAGGATTAATCCTACTAAATGGTTCAGCATTAGATCAACAACCAGGAGTCCCATCCTCTGAAAACCCTAATATAGGTATTGGTTTAGGAACTAATAGAAACTTAGATTTAGCAGGAGAAAATAACTCAAAACTATTTGGTGCTGTTGTAAGAGGCTCATCATTTAAAGTAAACTGTGAAGAAACCTTATCATCAGATTTTATATTTGTTAGATCAAGAAACTCAGAATTTAATTACTCAGAAAACCCATCGTTTATTAAGGGTGCAACTGGTGAGGTGTATTGGGATTCATATATAAATGCGCCACAAACGTATGTAACAACGATTGGATTATATAACGACCAAAACGATTTACTAGCAGTAGCTAAGTTGTCAAAACCGCTGTTAAAGGATTTTACAAAAGAATCACTTGTTAGAGTAAAGTTAGATTTCTAAATGAATGAGCGCATACAAACAATTCAATTCTTCAGACATAATAGTTTCACCATTAGAGGTAAACAAGGGGTATAAATTTAATATTGTACCCGTACTATCCTCATCTGGGGGGTTTTCTTTTATATCGTTTGGTACTGGTAGTTACTCAGAAAGTTTAGGGAGGATTGACGCTTATAATTATAATGATCAAGTAGAAAGGTATATAGGTAAAAATATTGATTACAATAGTGAGTATAACTATTCATCTGGTCTATATTCTTCATATTCAGAATCATCTATTTACAACTCCATAAAACATCTATATTATAGTAACTATGCTTCAGGTAGTATGGATAGTAACGGAGATCTTATAATGTCCGATGCTAATCTACCGTATTTCCAACCTGATGGGGTAGTAACTGGTTCTAAGTATAACACAATATACGATAACTATAGACAAACTGATCTACTAGAACAAAAATCTCTTAGAAAAAGAAAAACAAAACCTGGAACATCTGATATGGCTGTATTATCCATTCCTTCAAATATATTTGGGGATAAAATACAACCAGGATCTTTTAAGTTTGATTTTGGGGAATATGGTGCTTCAAGTGGTGGTAGTTACACAGATGATGGAGAGGGTAGAATAATATCCCAATCAGGTGATGTAGTAGGTAATATAATATATACCCATGGAGTGATAGCAATAACTACACCACACCCTGATAAGTTTGGATATGGGGCTAACCCTTATAAGTATAGTAACTATGGTGATGACAATCAGATTAGTAGAGACTTTTATAAAGGATTTATATCAGGTTCAAACCTAACAGCTTCTCTTTCCTCATCATATACTTTTTATGAAACACAATATAAAGTAACAGTAGGTGAAAGTGAATTTAACTACTCTCAAAACCCATCCTCAATATCAGGAAGTGATGG